TTGCCCCTAAAGTGATTTCAAACAAATGCACCGGGGTATTTTGGGTTGCGTCAATGGCGCTGGTAACAGCGGTCGTTGTGGTTCTCATTTTAGACCGCCTCCACCAAGCTAATGCTAAACCCAAACGTGCCGCTAGCGGCCTCGCTAACGTCTTGCTGATCGCTGGCAAATGCCACGGTGAACGGCACGCTTGAAACCGTTATACCCTCGTTGTTTGCCAGGGCGCTCATAAGTGCCGGGTGAATTGAAACTGTCACGGCACCGCCCCCGCTGCTGGTTGCATCGGCCGTCAACATGTAAACTTTGTCATGCCCTGCGAATTTCAAAAAATCACCAGCTTTTAAAATGTCTGTTGTGGATGTTGTCCAACCATCCGTGGCAATTGTCGTATCACCGGCGACGTGCGCGCCATTGACAAGCGGCGTGCCTGTAGCAACACCCATGGGCGTCGATACCGTCGGTGGAACAATGGTAAAGGTTTCAAACTGGCCTTTTTGCTTGACTGAAAAAGCAAACAATTCGGCGGCTTGTACCCTGGTAAGCGGTGCATAGCTTCCCCGGATGGCCCAACGCTGACCGCCACGGGTGCGCACCTGGCGCTTTAAACTGTGGCTTACTGAGACTTGCGTGGGTTCCAGGCTGGTGATGGTCATATCAGCCAGGGCCACGGTTGTTGGATACGCTCCGCTCATTATGCAAACCCTCGCTGCCCGCGCTTATTAAACGCTTCTTGAATAATGCCGACAATTTGCGGCGCACTTTTTTGTAACGTGGCCATGGTGTCGCGGCTGTCCCATGATTGTATGTTGTAAGTGACTTGGACAGGCTGGCCGCCTAGTTGGTTGTTTGGTGTAATGCCGCCGCTTTGCCCTGGCGTAAATAATTCTGGTCCTCGCTCGCCCACCACATAACTACGACCGGCAACAACCGGCCCACCAATCGCCCTGCCGGCACCACCTACGGGCGGGCCACCATCAAACATATTATCGAAAATTCCAGCTAAAACACTGTTACCCGCTTGTGCCAATGGCGCCGCTATCTGCACACGCACAAATTCACGGTAAACGATATTAGCAATGTCCATCATGGCGTCTTTCCAACTGCCACCGGCAACGAGTAAATCAGTTAATGTATCTTCTACGCTCGATTGCATACTTTCGTATGCATCAGCTATACCATCGGCCGCCTTTTCAAATGCGTTGCGCGTATCAATCGCGTGTTTTTCACCGAGCAAACGAAACTTGCCATATGCCTGGTAAGCCACTTCCAATTTTTCATCCCAGGCTTTTTTCTCTGCTGCTATTTCTGCGGAATGTTGCTTCTCACCATAAGCGCGCATTTTCCCATAAGCCATGTACATGCTTCTCAATTTCGCATCCCACGCGTCGTTGTCGGCTTTCACATCGGCCTCATATAACGCCAGTTGGGTTTGAAAAATACGATAAGCCGCTTTTAATTTATCAATTCCATCCAGGCGGGCTAATTCTACATTTAACGTTTGTAAACTTTCAGCCCATAAACCATCATCAATGGGGTTAGATATAGATAAATTCTCGCTCGCAGTTTGCGCCGCTTCCAACCCCGCTATTAATGCATCTAATGAAGCCAGAGTGTTGCTGACATCGACCGCCTCAAGTGGCGTTTGCTGTTGTAAAACATTGCCTGTTTTTAGCAAATCGCGCATAATTTTTAGCGATTCTTCAAGCTCCTTACGGCTTGCAGCTTGGGACGCTGCCAGGGCCGGGTTCCCTGCGGAAATATTATTTAACTCTTTCAACTGTTCAACGGTGTTAGTAATACTTTTTTCAATATCCTCGACTGATCGCCCATTGCCGAAAATGCGTTCCCACGTATTGGATAACCCGCCAAGGGCATTGTTAAAGCCGATTAAATTGTTGGTCATGGTGGCAAACGCGCTGACCATTGTTTTTGAAGTTTGAACGATTGAGATTGCCAAGTCACGCGCCAACTTGCCAGCGCCGCCAGCGCCATCAACTTTCATTTGCACCCAATCGCGCAATGAATCAGTAACCCCCTGAATGAGCGGTGCCATTTCTGCCACGACGCGATTAAATACGCCGGCTATAAATGATGTTAGTCGCGTAATCGCGTCGTTTGCTTCTTCAACGCCCTTGACGGTTGTTTGAGACATAACCAAGCCAAGTTGGTCGGCTTCTAGCATTGCAGCATGTAGACCCTGCTTGCCATCTTTTAGAATATTGACCATCTTAGCGCCGCGCGCGCCGAACAAATCATAGGCCAGGCTTGCTTGTTCAGTCCGATTTGTCACGCCCTGCATGATACCCGCCACCTGGTCCATTATGCTGGCCACGCTTCGTAAGCTGCCATCGGCATTAGTTGCACTTATCTTGTATTTTTCAAATGCGTCCTTGGCTTCGCCGGTGCCGGTGGCTACTTCGGCAATGTTTATTGCAAGTTTTTGAATGGCTTTATCTAATGCTTTAGATTCAATCCCGCCCAGGTTGGCCGCGTGTCGTAGTCGCTGTAGCGCTTCAACAGATACACCAATTGCCTCGCTTGATTTGGCTAATTCGTCAGTAAGGTCCATAGATCGCTTCATCAAATAGCCCAGGCCGGCAATACCGGCGGCGGCACCTATGGCGGTTTTCATTGAAAAAGCGGCGGCGGCAATACCTTTTAAACCACTGGTGACAGATGCAAACGCCGCTTTCGTTTTATTTTTAGCGGTTATCTTGATCTGTACTTTATTTTGTTTCGCCATTTTTCACCTCAAAATGCGCCGCCCACAATTTAATTTCGTCTGTTGACAGGTCCATAATTTCGGCAAGCGTCTTGTGCAAATGCTCGGCCAGCGCCATTAAAAAGCGCAAATCATGGTCCTGTTTTAGTTTTTTACTGCATCATCAACGTCCAGTTCGTCGCCCCCCATGGCCGACACAACACGACTTATTACGTCCGGGTCCACCTGGTTCATAATTTCGGTCATGTTGACCCGCTTAAATAAGCCTTTTCCATTCTCGTCCAGGCTTCGCAGAATAAACGTCAGAGCAATTGCCTCCGCTTGCTTGCCTTGGCTTGCCAGGTTTAACACCTCACCTTGCTGTTTGAAGCTCATGCACGGCTTAAAATATATGCTGGTGTTCCACTCCGGCACTTCGACGCTATTTAATGCGCCCCCCATTCTGTCCCTAAACTGCGCCTTTGCTACGTCTAATAATTCACTCATAAATCACCCGATTGATTATTTATTCCCGATTTAAAAATGGCGGTTACTCGGCGCATCGGGTAAACGCCTTTTAGCAAAATGCTATGTAACCGCCCTATTTGGTTAGCTTTGAATAGCATTCACAATCAAACTGTGGACCACGTAACTGCACCAGACGCGGTAAAGTTGAACGTCGCGGAAACAATGCCCTCGCCGCCGCCACTTGCTCGGTCAATGCTAGTGATTAGCGCCGAAAAGGCGGCATAAGTGTCGCCACTGTCGGCCCCCTCCGGGTATACGTTTAATGTCACCGTTGCCCCGGCGGTTAATGCGCCCTGGCCACTAGTGTCGGTTTCGTCCCAATGGCATGATACCGAACCGCTGCCACCGGGTTTGCCGGCCACATAGGTTTTTGCTGTTGCTGCTAAATTAGTGGTTTCGATTGTATCGGCCGACTCATTGAGTGACCAATCTAAAACCTCGGCTATTGTGTTGGACCCGACTTTCACAACGCCCTCACTGCCTTTATGTACTGCCATTTGCGATCACCTCTTTAGTGGTTGGTTTTTTGGCTTTAGTTGTGGCTGGTTGTTTGGCCGGGGTCACTGCCCACCCCCGGTTTTCCATTGTGGAAATATTCGCCGGCAAAACGTCCACCGGCTTGCAATTTTTTTTGTACATCAACATAGCTATACCTCTAGTTTGCCAGTACCGTTGGGGCGCTCGGTGCGACCCTGTACGTGGCGTTCAGCGTCAACGTGGCCAACGCTATGGGTTGGTCTTGCTCCACGCTGTACTCAATCTGTGTATCGGCTATGAACACGTCCACGACCTTGCTGTTTAGTGTCGTGTCGGCATAAATCGCCGCTTCAATCTCGGCGCAAATGGTGTCTATTGTGTCCTCGACGCTATCTTTTGCTTTGGCTCTGGCCTCAACTCTTAGCGCCAGGTCATGCCAGTGTTTGCCGGCCTGGCTGCGTTCTTCGTCCACCGTGTCTTTGTCGGCGTAAACCGTTAAACACGGCAAGGTGTCATAGGCATAAAGGCGCGTGTCATAAACGCGGCTCGCTGTTGTCGTAAGCCCGGTTAACGTCGTGGCTAATTGCTCACGTATTTGCTGCCTTGCGTGCGCCATTAGCTTTGGTCCTCAAGCACTAAGGCCACTAGGCCGGTGCCGTCTTTCTGAATCCCATGAACGTGATAAGTGACGCTGCCAATTGTGACGGCATCACCATGGGTTGCCCCTGAAACGTCGGCTTGTACGCACGTAAACACCGGGTGTAATCCCTCGACGCCATGCACCTCGATAAAACTTTCTTCAAAGATTCCGTTGACAGTTTCACCGGCAAAAGTCGCCTCTACGGCAAACTCATCGGTTTCGAAAAACTCCACAAAATCTTCTATAAAAGCCATGTGCTAGCCCCTTTTTTTAGGTGCTTTTTTGGTCACGGCTGGCGCTGTATACGCCTCGGCCTTGCCCATCTTTATAAGCGTTTGCCCGTCCTGGTCGCTCACTTGAGCGATAGCACCAGCTAACAAATCTTGACCACCAGCGACGGTGGAACTTAAAATCTTTATCTGCATACAAATCCCCCTGGTTAATGGGCGGGTTTTACCCCGCCCTATTTGGGCTATGCGCCTTTCGCAAAGCTCTGTGCATGACGGACTGCAATATCAACATCTTGCAACGCAACAACGCGCACGGTGCCAGAAGCGGAACCCGTAGACGTGTCCACATTAATATCCAGGCCACCCCACATGCCGATAATCAGATCAGCCCAGTTACCGAAAATCACGGTGTTGGCCGCGCACTGATTGGTCACGGCTACGTTGTAACCGTTGGCCTGGCCATCGGCTAAAACGAATTGACCGGAACCGGCATCCTTGGCTTTCTGCTTCAAGCCACCAGCCATGGCGGCCGTGGTCATGTAAGCCAAAGAACCCATTAGCGCGTTGTCTTGTGAAACCTGAGTTTCAACATCGACAATTTCACCAAACGTCGGTGCGCCTGAACTGCCAAACGATACGGAACCAATGCCGGTAGTGGACAAAATGCCAGTAGGCGTATTGCTGGAGCCAGAACCATTTATTGCTTTATCATCAATTGACAAGGCCAAGCGCAAAGCCAGGTCATTGCGAACAAATGTTTCAATATCAATGGAACTTTGAAGTAATAACTTGCGGGAAATGTCAGAGAACGCACCGACCGTGTTGGGCGACATAGTTACCTGGTCAAACGCT